GGGGGGGGGGGGGGGGGGGGGGGGGGGAGAGATTCCCTCGGATTACACGCCGCTTCGTGGTTGGTATTCCGCCGTCAACTAGGCATGGCCCCCAAACTCGGGGGCCTCAGATTACACGCTGCTTCGTGGCTGATATTATGTGCCGTCAGCTGGGCAGGGCACACACGAGGTGGCCTCAGATTACGCGCTGCTTCGCGACTGATGTTATACGCCGTCAGTTGGGCTAGGCCCCGTTACCGGGGCTTATGGTGCGCGCGGGCCACCTCGAGATGAACTAGGCGTCGCATGGGGGGTCGGCGCGGGCAGCGATGCGAGTCCCCCGTTTAGCCGGGGCTAAGCCACCCCGCGGTGTTCTCTGGGGGCCCTTGGCGCGAAACATCGGCACGTGCTCAGTCGGTGTCGGTGCTCCCAAAGCCACAGGCATCTTCCCTGACCGGCGCTTCTCCGCTTGCGCCTTATCCCGAAGACGCTTGGCCACCATGGCTGGGGGCAGCGCGCATGTGTCGCACATCAATTGATCCATGTCTCGCTCCTTAGCTCTCTTGGCAAGCAGAGCAGGAGGTAGCGCACATGAGGACACGCCGCGGTTGCGTGCACGGCTTGCCCGTTTGATGTCGGCTGCCATCACTCTCTCACGGGTCGCCTTGTCGCTATTGGCCTCCGTCCCACTGGGTAACTCAGCCGCATTGAGGACCACACCCCCGTCTATGGTGCACGTGTACTTCGCGGCCCCGTGGGGTGGGTACACAGGCACAGTGGTGAGGTCCCCAACAGTGCTGCCGCGAGCCCAAGACAACACTGCTTGGGCGTCAGGGCAATCGGCCAGGAAGAAGTCTTCCATCCAACCCGCAAAATCATTGGGGTACTGCACATCGTAGGCATGGCCCCTCGAGAGGTAACTCGCTTCCTCAGGGGCAACGGAGCCATTCCGGTGCACCCCGAACGCACGCATGAGCTCACTCAGCACAGGGGTGTTGGCATCAGTCCAAGAGAATGACTCCAACTTGAGCCGGAGTACCTCGGGGGCTGTGACACCGGTGAGTGTGGTGTAATGGAATTTTGCCAATGTCTTCGTGAGGTCACACATAGAATTGCAGTCCCCGAAGAAAACAGCTGGCCCATACACCCGCCCCAAGAACTTCACGTGCGATGTGAATGGCTCGACCGTCATCACCAGGCCAAGGTCATTAGAGGCAGCGGCTAGCGCTGGGTCAGTGCAGCCAACCACACCATCATCGCCCCCGACCACGCACAACTCAAGTGCAGCACCTGCGTGGTACAACACAAACAGGTTGTCCAGCGTGTTGAGCACAGATGTGTCGCCCAGGCCAGAGCCACGGGCGAACCCTTGCTCATACTTCACGCCAAAGGGCCCACTGACGCGGTTGCCCCAACACTCACGATGGGCGGCCAGCGCCTCATCAACATCATCACTGTGGAACACCTTGGCGATTAGGCACTCCTCAAAGTGCCTCAGAGCCTCGGACACTGACCCGTCAAACTTGCTGAAGTCTGTGCCACGGCAGGGTATACCACGGATGCGGCATGCCTGTGCGACATCGGCAACTCGTTGGGCCACCTGAGCGGGTTTCATGCCAAAGGAGTATTGGGCCCGAAAATGTTCTTTGGCGAACGCAGTGAGGCTGTACATGACGCGTTGGATGCGCAGTGAGGGCTCTGGCTCCAACGTCGTAATGGGCCGTGGCGGGCCACCTAATGGTACTGCCTCGGCCTTAGTGTTGACTTTGGCGTTTCGATTGGCGGGCCCGCCAAAGTAGCTGATGAGGGCCTGCTCATTGCGTGTGCGCTGCGTCTGCCGGGACTGGTGCTCTAATATGGTAAGAGCATCGGCAAGTCGAACCTGACCGGCGGGGAGAGAGTGTACGAACCGGGCGATGCTCGCATGGACGCGGGTATCACCCTCAACATCTCCACGAGGTGCTCGCACGCGCACGGCTACCATTGCCTCGGTGTTCTCCGCACACCGTGCTGGGACTGCTGCTGGCGTCACCAGGGGTGGCATGAACTGTGTCATGCCGGGCCCAGTCGGGCCAGGCTGCACGCTTCGGTCGCGGATACGGAACGTGGCTGGCACTCTCAGTGACAAGCCGGCCAGTGGTGGCTCAGGCTGATCACTCGCAACGTACTCTGCGACCAAGAGGCTTTCAGACGAATTCATGGTGATACCGAGATGCTGGGCGATGGCGGCGACGGTTCCAGCATAGATCTTCCCTTTTGTTTGCCGCGCGGATGAACGTGCGGCGGCCAGCAGGGAATCAGGGGCGAACACGGCGTAGGCGTGTCCCGAGTGGCTGATGGACACACCTGGTTGTGGCGCCATGGTCCGCATCGCTTGCAGTGGCCCGCGGGCGGCGCATGATAAACGTTTTATCACTCCACTTTCAACCGCAAGGTCGACAGTGGTGTTGAGGGTCTGTGTGTACTTGCGCAAAGGCAGCAAGAACACAATTGAGCGACCGTGGCCGTCGTCCCTCCTCCTCACCGCACATACTACGGTGTCGGGGCCGTGTGGGGCTACGGTGACCACCCAAAGCAACGTAACGCAGACAACGGCGGCGATAATGCCACCGAGTGCTCGCCCCTCAACTATGGCTAACACAACTACAGCGAGGCTCGCACACGAAAGGGTGGCAAACGTGGCGATGGCGATAATGCGGGCGGCAGTGTAGTACGTGTTACATGGGCCACGGATCGCAACGGTGTCACAGTTGTAATCCCAGAGGGGATGTTCGTAGTGCGCACCATCAGGAGCTTCAAACAGCCACGTGGACCCACGTGATTGGTATGCAACCTCGTACGAGACCCCGGCCGGGGCAATCGGGCACCAAGTGTACATCAGGATCGGCCCATCACACAGATCGTAGAGCTCATGCTCATCCATGTGAAAATCAACGTCGCAGAGCACTGACATCGAACCAGGGCTTCGCTCATCCACCCTGTATTCATCATAGACAGCGTCCTTGATGCCATGATAGGGCCGCGAGCCACGGACTCCATGCGTCGCCAACTGGTTCTGCGACATGGACACATGATATGGCTCAAGACCAGTTTGCTGGGAAAACATTTCAGCAAACTTGATAAACCCTGACCTTGCAGCAGCGGCCTCTCGGTGAGGGTTCTCCGGTCTAGCCGCCACGGTTGGGACAGGTATGTCCGTAAACCACCTTGCCAGTCGCCTATGGCCCACTGGGTAAACGACAACGTCACCGAGGTTGCTCCTCCTCGGGACTAGGTACTCACGGTACTTCCACACAATGGCAACAAATACTGAGGCCATCAGGTACAATAACGCGTTCATGAGCGTGCCGACATGATTGTGCAACAAGTGCCCAGCTAAGGGCACAGAATGTTGCACAGTGAGCTGGGCTGCTTGCAACAACGGCAAGCTACTCACCCAGGCCCACAACAGTTGTGCGGCTTCCAACATTAGGGGCAAACACCTCACGATTAGTGAG